TCATAAATATTTAACTATTTCTTTTTGTGTACTAGGATATAAATGTCCATAACGTGTGCTTACTTCTTCTATTGAAGAATGGCCTAACCTTTGAGCGATAACCATTAAACTAGCACCGTGATTAATTAAAAGTGACGCATGGCTATGGCGTATTTCATGAATTACAATTTTAGGAAAGTCATTCGGAAGTAACTTATAGGCGTTAGTAAACCAACGATCTATTTTTGACTCGCTAAACGCTTTGAAAAATGTACCGAATAGCACATATTCACTTTTATATATGTTATTATTTTGATACCAATTTAAATATTCTTTTAAGTCGTCCATCATGTGAGTAGGTAAGTAAATGTCACGTATGGCTGCTTTTGTTTTAGGGACTGTCACATCGCCGTGATAGTCCGTTTTATTTATGTGGATATAGTTATCGTCAAAGTTTATATCTTGCCACGTCAATGCTCGTATTTCGCCTTTTCTAGCGCCACTATAAAACAATAATTTGAAAAATAATTTTTGTTCAATAGTAGGTAGCACTTCATAGAATTGGTTAAATTGATCTAGCGTCCAATAATTAAGGCGTTTGTTTGATTCAATTTCAAAGTTACCAACTAATGAGGCAACGTTTGATGTTAAATCATGGTACTTCATAGCGTGGTTAAGTAAGGATACTAAAAACACATGCATTTTTTTAAGATATTCCCCTGAATGACCTTCTTTCAATTTCTTGTTTTGAAATTTCATAACATCTTGTGTCGTAAGATTAAAAACATCAATAGAATTAAAATGAGGTATTAGATGATTATTTAAATGTGTCTTTAAGGATTTAACACTTGAAGCCTTTCGACGTGCAGAATACCAATCTAAATATTCATGAGCTAATTTATCAAAAGGCAATTTATTAATTTGTCCTATACCTTCTAACTCGTCCATAATCTCGTTGCATTTTTTCACAGCCTCTTTACGCTGCTTAAAGCCAGAGCGCTTTATCTCTTTTCTTTTATTGGTTTTACCATAATAAGTAATTCTAAAATAATATGTACCACGTTTAGCATCTTTGTGAATATTGTGGGATAGGTTTAAGTTATGTTCTATGGAAATCACCTACTTTATTTCTTTCTTTTATGGGCGATGGTTATTTGTTCATCGTATGTGTAATTATAATTTGTATTTAAACTTAACTCGTTAATAATTTCTTTTAATCTAGTATCTTCAAGGATGCCTTTATTATCACATAAAGGTACGTGCATAAGTATTCCTGGTGATGAAGAACTAATAAAAATTTTTTCGTCAGAAATATTGTAGAACGATTTAATTTCTTTAATACGTTCAAATTCTAGGTAATATATTTTTTGACTTAAATAATGAACTAATAGTAATTTAAAATTACTATTTTCTGATATAAAGTTTACAAGGTAATTAAACAAATTACTATAAGAGAAGTCTATTCGTATTTCAATTTCAGGATAAGGTTTTAATTCTATAGATATTTCATAAGGTATAAACCCTTTTTTTAAGTCATTATCTTCAATTAAATCACAAGTTATTGCATATTTTTTAACAATCAAATTATCCTTTTTCTTAAAATTACTACTACGTCTATACGTTTCCACTTTACTAATATCATTTAACTTAATAATCAATTCATTAAAAACATTTTTAAATAAATCTGCCACATCAACATTTAATGCTATAGTAATTTTTTCTAAAGTATCAAATTGAATACCTCTAGTTTTTCCATTTAATAAAGAGCTTATGGAATTTCTAGAGATTCCAGTTTGCTCGTTTAAATCACTTATCTTTAAATTTTTTTCTTCCATGATTTCTTTTAATCGAAATACTATCATATAATCCCTCCTAACAAATAGATTTTAACACATATACGTGTTATTTATAACCATTAAATAACAAGTTTAGTTGACAAAATCACAATAACAATTATATAATGCATTTGTAACAAAAAATAACAACTTAACTTGTTATAATAGGAGGTTTTATAAATGACTAATTTAACTTACCCGATGTTATACATCGCAAGAAAAGAAAAGGGAGATACTCAAAGGAAAGTAGCCCAGAAATTAGGAATAAGCCCACAACGTTATCAGTTGAAAGAAAGTGGCAAAGCGTATTTCACATTACCAGAGGCTAAAATCTTGAGTGAAATGTATGGAATGTCAATTGATGATTTGTTTAGTAAGAATATTAAAGTAGGTTCATAGGAGGATAAAGATATGAAACAACAAGTAGTAATTACAAAAAGCGTCGTCGGTTGGTTTAATGTGAAAGACGTTAAAGGGAATTTACTTTTAAACATTGCACCTGATGCATTTAAGAAACATTTTCCTGAAGTTAGTCCTAACATCTCAATTGCATGTATTCAGTTAGATATTAATAGAATCGTCGAACTTAAAGATAAGAAAGTGAGTGTATAGGATATGGAAAAAGAACAAAAATTAAACAAACAAATTAAATTCGGAAAGGAAAATAAGAAAATGAAAAACTTAACTAATCAAGATTTTAAAGATATCGAAAATGAAGTGAAACGTGATCTAATTTTTAAAGACAAAAAGCATATTAAAAAAATGGCGAAACTATTACAAAAACGTCGTAACAAAGATATTTCAATTATTAAAAAAATGTATCCTTATTTAAATGATAATGAGATTTTAGAAATTACTAATGATTATCAAGAATACAAAAATATTGTTCAAGCTACTGAAACTTTTACTGACTTTCCTATTAATTACGAAGATTCTAATATTAGCAAATTCTTAACTAAAGACGATATTGCAGAATTAAAAATAGCTATTGAAGAAATGGCAATTTTTGTTGAAAGTTTGGAGGACTAATAAATGATGACAGAAATTTTAAAAGCATATGACGATGTAGCAGTAACAGCTATGAAAGTGTCTCAATTAAGAGGTGAGGCAGATAGAATTTCAGAGTTAACAGGTTACTTAGCTGAAAAATCTAAAACATATAGAGAAGAAGGTGACTTTTTAGGTGCTGAAGCTATAGAACTGATTGTATTAGATGATCTAGGAAGTGATTTTGATATTGTAAATGGTCAGTTTCAAGAAGAAATGAAAACTTGGGAACAAAAATATAAACGATTTGAAAATGTATGTACTTTTTACGGAATATCTGTACCTTCATTAAAAAATGAGAAAGTAATAAAACTCTACAAATAGGAGTGAAAACAATGGCTGCTAAATTAGATGTGAATAAACTAAATATTATGCATGCTATCAACTGGATTATTAAAAATGAAGAAGAAATTATATTTGAAAGTCAAAGTCAGTTAAGTTTCTTCAGTCGTGAAGATTTGGAGAAAATAGACTACTGTAAGTGTACTTTAGAAAGTTTAATTGAAGCTAAAGAAATCTATAATAAACAAAAAATTAGTTAAGTGATGGAGGAATAACTCATGGTTAAAGATTTAAAACAAATTAAAGAGAGTTTTGAAATAGCAGATATTTCTAATAAGATCCAAGCAGTCATTGACTATGTGTGTGACGAACAAGAAGGACTTGAAGAATTAAGAGATTATTATAGAGAAAATAATCAAGTAGTAGGAGAAAAACAGACTAATGACAATATGAAATCAAATTTCATAATTGTATCAACATTATTATCGGTCATTCGTGATTACGAAAATGAATTGAATGATATTGATATAGTTATAGAAAAAGCGTCATCTGATATGAATAGTTTGGCGACTAAATCAGATAACGCATAACTAGTACATTTTGAAAACCAAATGCACAGGAATAATATACCATTTCTGTGCTTATTCTTAAAACACAAAAAACGAAAGGTTGATTAAATGGACGAAGTTTCTTTATATAAAAAACATTATCAATTCCATTCTAAATTAGATAATGTTGATACACCTAATTTATCTCGTATAAAAGAGATTAGTAAACGAATTTACTTTGCTGCAATTACAACAGAAAAACAAATTTTTAATAATAAAGGAAGTGTTTATCACCAAACAAAAGATGAATTTGCAGGTGATTACATTAATAACCTTACTTTAGATTATACCATAAAACCTAGAGAAATAGGTGCAGTCTATGGAACTATTTCTGTTAAAACAACAGTAGAGAACGGTGAAGAGAAGAAAGAGGCACATTTTAAGTCTAGTAAAACAAATAGCTATGCAAAGTTTATTATTGATCTAATTACTGAAAAAGTAATTTACTCAAAAGAATTGGATAGCTTTATCAAACTAAAAAATAATCAATATGAAATTATAGATAATACTAATTTTTCGTTAGAGTATCCAGTAGACAATAAGTATCATATCAATGATTTCCTTGATGTAATGCTAGAGGTTTACAAAGAATATTTCATTAATGATTATCAATATAATATCTATCCTTACGCTATTGCAGGTAATGATTGGATATATAATTGCAAAGAATTAGAATTTGTAGATAAAAAAATTACCAGTAACGATTACTATATCATTAAATATGATGTAGATAAGAAGAATATAAACACTAACCTAGCACAACAATTCTTTGACTTAGTAAGCGACAATGAACGCAGTAAGAATAATTTAATGTTGGTACATGCTTATACTATGTATCGAAAAATGAAACTTATTCAAGCTGAAAAATGGTTCTTAATCAAAGACTTTGGGCGATCTGGTAAGGGTTTATTTATGGAAACTTTCGAGAAACTTCTAAATGTAAACAAAGTCAATTTTGATAGCTTATTATCATCTGGCTTTGAGGCTGCAAATGAATGGCTTAACTTTTATGGTGCAGATATTGCTCATGCAAATGAAACAGGTGAAATAAATAAAAGTATGATGAGAATATTACGCAAAATAGCTACTGGTGAGAATATTTCAGGGCGTGGCATACAACGAAATAACGTTAAATTTAAAAATAATGCAGTGTTAATTTTAGATACTAATGAAAGTGTTGATACAGGAGAAATTACAGCTAATAGAACACGTACAGTTAAGATTGCATTTAAGGATAGACCGAAGAACGAAACTGATGAAGAACGTTATAAAGCATTTAAACCATTTTGGGACTTTGTTAAGCCTAACGGAAAAAACTCAGTTAATGCGTCAGTATCATTTTTAATATTAAGTCTTGAGTATCTTAAACAAATAGGCAGAGAATTTAAGTTTAATAATGTAACACTTAAAAACTATTACAACGAAGATGAATTGACCGATACACAAATTCTAATACTAGAAACATTATCTAGGCAGGATTTTATTTTTTCAGGTGATGAAATCTTACAAAAAACTATTGAAGAAGATTATAAAAATCTTAGATATAAAAAAGCTAAAGAAGATATGAAAAAAATAGGTGTAGCTATCAATAAACAAAAATGGATAGAGGGACAAAATACTAAAGTTCATATTGTAGAAAATAAAGAATTATTCATTATGGCATTGGATTTAATTGAAACTTAAGTTAGTTTAACTCTTACTAACCTTTGCACTAACTTTGAAACCACTTTAATAACAGGCACTAACCTTTATAACTTAAATATTCTTTAGCGTGCTTTGTAAATAAATAAATAGATGTATGTAAAGAGAAAAGAATGAGTTAAAAGGGTTAGTGTTCTATTGGAGGTATTCTCATGAAAATGTACAATGCTGCAAAGTATCTACTTAGTAAAGATGTGCAAGTTGTACCTTTAAACGATAATAAAAAACCAACGGTAGCATTTAAGAATGTAACTATTGATGATGATTTTATAGATAGTAATTATTTAGCATATGCAAACACAAATGTATTAGGTGTCCTTACTCGTGGTTTATGGTGTATCGACATAGATATTAATCATGTAAATGGTGAAAATGGCTTTGATAGTTTGAAAGACATTTTTTACTATGAGGAGTTTGTTACTAATGCACAAAATACGCTAGTGCAAACAACAGCAAGTGGGGGGAAACATGTAATATTTAAAAAACGTGAGGGCGTTGAATACGCTCAGAAAATAGGATATTTACCATCAGTAGACATTAAAGCACATGATAATAACTATTTTGTACTAGCTGGAAGTAAAACAGCTAAAGGGCTATACACAAGTAATAAGAAACCAGTGATTGCTTATGATGGTGAATTTGAAGATCGTATATTTTCAAAGCGTGGCAATTACCTACAACAGACTATGGAAAAGTTTTCAGTAAAAAGTGTGTTACCTAACCACAATTTCAATCATTTACAACATACTGGCAAAGGTGGACTAGGTAAAGAAGCATACAATCGTGTAATCAATGGTGAAAGCGTAGAACGTAATAATGATGTATATAAGGCTATTAGTTACGCATTACAATGTAACGTGGATATAGAGCCTCTAAAAGTAATTATTGGTGATGTTAAAGCAAATGGTGATGAATTTACTTTAGAAGAGTGGGAGGCCTCATATAACAGTGCAAGAAACTCATTGCGAATTTAATATAGATGACGAATTAAGAAAACTAGGTTTATTAGTTGGAATATCCGAAGAAATATATTATTGCTCAATTAGTCGCATATCAACATTGTATCTTGAAAACTTTGGGACTAAGTGGGTAGCATGGCGTGAAACTTACGATTTACAGAATAATAAAAGAGTATCTTATAGAGCAATAGCAGAAGGCAGTTTTGAATTAGTAGCTGCAAGAACTAAAAATTATTTAAACTACATTAAAAGAAAGCAGGGAATAAAATGAACGTTGAAATCATAACAAATCAATTTGAAACAAGAGCAGGGACACTATTAAGGGCTTTCAGTGGTTTAAGCGAGAGCAGTTACAAAGCACCTTATGTATTTAAGATATACAATGATCCATTTAATACTGTGTATCTAATAAGCAAAGGTAAGATGTATGCTCATGTATTGATAAAAGATTGTGAAGTGAGAAAAACTTTTGAAATCGCCTCAGTAAAGCATACTGAGAAGCTTATAGAAAGCATTGAAGGGCATTATGCTGGTTATGATTTATATGATGGCACACATGACACCATAAGCGATATGATGGCTAGTTTCATGTTTGATAATGATTATTTCATGTATGGACTAGAAACCTTTGCTGAAAGTAATAATAGTGACATATTTGATTATATGAGTAGAGATTTCAATATAGATGAACTTGAAGGTGTTCAATCTAGTAATGCAGATGTTATAGGTAATATGGAGGCATTGTATCAGTTAGCTACTGGAATTAATGAACCAGCACCAGAATTAGTTGAGGGGCTTAAAATCATTACTGAGTTTATCCAGAATGAGAAGGCTAATGAAGTTGATAGTAAAGCATTGATTAAGCGACTGAATGAATTGAAACAGTCTTATTATGATGGAGTGAAAGCGTAAAATTATAGGTCATGCACTTAATAGGTGCATGGCTTTTTATGTAAATCGTAATTGTTAAGATTTGTTAGTTGTAGAAAGATTAAATTAGGTCAAATAAGAACATTTGTTCCGTTATAGAAAGTCTGTGCTTTAGTGTGGAAGTAGTTTTAAACGCTTATTTAATAATGTTTATAGGTTGTTAAGTAGCTATTGAAAATCTGAATAAACAAGAACATTTGTTTGTTATTTTGGTGTAAATTTAGTATAATAGTGTTATAGGAGTTATATACTTCTATATCGAATAAAAATCTGGGTTAAATATTTGTTGTTTACTTATTGCCTAAATATTGCCTCCTCATTAAAGATGAAATGAGGATAAAACAATGACAATAACAATTGAAAAAGAATTAACGAACGATCATATTAGAGTATTAAACGTATTACGCAACACTAAGCACGAGATTATTACTAAGCAAAATATATTTAATCAATTGAATATGGAATTTAACCGAAACAACGATAGATGGTTAAGAAATACGATTAATAGTTTAGTAGTTGATTATGGATATCCAATCGGATACAGCTATAAAAAAGATACAAGAGGTTATTTCATGGTTAAATCTGAGGAACAGAAAGAATTAGCCTTAAGAAGTATCAAGCGTCATATCGAAGGTAGTTTAAAGCGATATGAGGCGTTAAAGAAAACTGAGATTTAAGTTTATCTAGTACGTGGTGCTGCTGAGATTGCACAAGAGTAATAAATAAAAAAATATAACTGAAACGAGGTATATCATTGAAAACAGCTAAATACTTTGATGAATACAATGAATATGTGACAGGTCAAAGAGAGAATATCAATAAACTTGAAAAGGAACGCCAAGAACTCACACAACGAATTAAAGAGGATAAAGTTAAATATAAAGAACTAATTGCAAACTCACAAGATGATGAGGCTGACAAACTTTATACCACATTTGATAGTAATGAGAAGAAATTGAAAGCATTAGAGAAACGCTTATCGACTAAAAAAGAAGTGTTTGATGAAGCTAGACGTAAAAAGGCTATTGAATTAATCAAACATCAGGCAGATTTACCTCATTTGTACCAAGAGGATAAAGAACGCATATTAGCAAAATTTGAGCCAATCGTTGAGGAATATAACAAAGTGGTAGATGAAATCGCAGCATTAAATGACGAATACGAATATGAGTTTTACAGATTCGTTAAGCCTTATGACAAAGAAAACTTTGAGAAGGATAAGGAAGTAAGAGCAGAAATCAAAAATCATTTCAGCCCTAATAAATATTCCAATTATGTGAGTGGAGACGAACTACCATTCATTGATATAAGAAATAAAATGCAATTAAGAGGTGCTAAGTAATGGCTAGAAAATATAATTTAGATAAGGTTAGCAACTATCTTTTAACGGAAACAAAATTATCTGCCGACGAATGTCACAAAGTATTAGATGTAGTAGAAGAACAATTCTCTCAAAATATCCGACAACAGAAAAAAGATGAGCTAGCTCAAAAGTCACAAAGAGAGTCAAGTTTTAGGAAAATGGCCGAAGAAAATAGAATTGTTAAATAATAAATATCTTGCCTATCCTCAGAGATAGGCTCATTTTATTTGTGAGGTGCATACATGAACCTTAAAAGAGTGAAATATCCACTAATTTATCATGAAAATAAAATATCTGAGTACACATTGCTAACGGAATATAATCCTAAGTTTATCAATACTAAAATTAAGGCTATCACTATGCAAATAGAGATGATGTATCACTTAAACATCTCCCACATGACTACAAGTGATGTTCACGGCGTTATAACTATCTCATATCCCTTAGAGAAGTTAGCAATTACTATTATAGAAGAAAAGGAAAAGTTAAAGTATTTCCAAACGAAATCTAATAGCAATATGCAGCAGTTAAAACAGGTCATTAAGCGATATACACCAGGTGAACAAAAGGAAATCATGTATTATATGCAGTCCAATGGTTCGACGATAGATTATGACCTCATAGAACGCCTACAACGTGACTTATACAAGCTAAGACAGAAAGTAAGTGTAAAGGCATGAGTTACGACAGAGAGGCTATAAAACAGTTTATAAGTGACTACTCAAAAGAGAACCATGATACTACATATAATGATGAAAATATCAATGTAGATGATTTCTTTTCACTGAGTGATGAAGCCGAACCTTTTTCACTAAATGAGAATACTAGTAATCAAGCATTCTTTAATGAACTAGATCAACTTATTTATGCAGTAGGAACTAGAAGGGAATACTACATATTTTTCTTACTATGTGAAGGAAAATCAATGAATGAAATTGCAAAGATATTCAATTTAAGTAGAGAAAGAATACGTCAACTATTGAATGGTTTATTAGATAAATTATAGGAGGGATAACTTGAGTACATTAAATCCTAGACAAGAGAAATTTGTCGCTGAATACTTAAAAACGTTAAATGTAACACAAAGTGCAATTAAAGCTGGATATAGTCCTCATACTGCAAGCGAACAGGGGAGTAGATTACTTAAAAATAAGAAGGTAGCAAAATATATTGATGAGCAACGTAAGAGGGTAATTGATGAGGGTGTACTATCTGCTAACGAATTACTTCATATCTTAAGTAATGCAGCAGTAGGTGATGAGAGTGAAGTGAGAGAGGTTGTCGTTAAACGTGGTGAGTTTCAACGCAATCCCGATACTGACAGAATGAACCTAGTTTATAACGAACATGTAGAAATGGTAGAAGTACCTATTAAGCCTAGTGACCGTTTACGTGCTAGGGATATGTTAGGTAAGTATCATAAGCTATTTATTGATAAGAAAGAGTTATCTACGGACACACCGATTTTTATTAATATAGGGGAGTGGCCGGAAGATGAGGAAGAAGAAAAACGTAAAGCATTAGATGAACTACATGAGCAACACCCTAACAGAACAATGATTATTAATGATTTACCATTAGAGGACTGAGAACCATGTGTGATACTGCCGATAAATTAAATATGATAAGCATTGAAGATATGTATAACAGAGCGATGGCGATAAAGAAATGTTCCGTCATCTATTATGATGATCTTATGAACGATAAAGAGCGTGCAGTGTGGCATACGTTGAGTAAAATTCAAAAAGGATTAGGAGTAATACTACCGTTTAACTTAATGATTGCCAGAAACGGTGTAGATAGGCGCATAGTACCATCTATAAAATTGAATGATGATAGGATATTTATTTATCCGAATAGATAGCGTTAGGCCTATGAGGTTTGACGCTTATTTTTTACATAAAATCAGGAGTTAAGATTAATGAGATTAAGAAAAGCCACTATTAATTATTTAGAGAGCGAATTTATATATTATAAACACTTAAGCAGAGATATAGAACGTATTAGAAATAGTAAGGCATACCCCTCACAGTACGATAAGCAAAAAGCATTGAAAAATAGACGATTGAAACGGTTAACGAGAATTAAGGAGGCAATAGAGCACGTATATATAACGAGTAATGAAGATAGTCGGATATTGATAGATAGGTATTATTTCAACAATATTGATAATTTAAATTTAACAGGTGTAGCACTTACGATTAATGTTAGTAAATCAACTGCGTACAATTTAAGAAACGATATACTACTACGTTTATCAGATGAATTAGGGATATTACGTTAA